GAATTTCCTCATCTTCAAAATCAATATCTTCCTCCTCCTGGTCTTCTTCATCGGAAGATTCTTCGTATATTTCTGGGAAATGTGACCCCATTTTCTTACCAACCTCGTTCATGGCACAATATTTCATAGCGTATTCCAAATCTTCGCCGAGTACCATATCTCTACCGGAAGCCTTGGCGTATTCAGCTGCGAGAACCATAGTTCTTTCGAGTACGGGCTGAATAATGTTAATAGCAGAGTCCTGGACCTGCTCAATTAAGTTTTCGGTTGCGTCTTTTTCTTGTTGAATCATTATAAATTAAACAGTGTTTTAGCAATTCCGTTTTCTACACGGAGTATGTTATAACTTAGGCCTAAAACTCTAAGTTCCCTTTTAGCTACGTCATCTGGTAATATTTTGAGTTTTAAATGCTGTTCTTTAATTAAACTAAAATTTATTTGACCTGTTGGATACCACCGTTCTGGTTCAAGTGCGAAACTATATGAATAGTATCTTCTAAATAATTGTGTTCTTGAATGATGTATACCACTTTGTACTGCGCGTAAGTTTATGACATTACCTGTAACTCTGTCTAAAATAACGGAATCGTCTAATTGTATTTCAAGGTTTTGTAAATGTTCATAATTTACGTATTCACCCTTATACACTTGGTAATTTGAATCATAATCAAAATTGGTAATAAAATGACCACCTATAACTTTTTCAAGTCTTTGAATTACAAAAAAAAGTTCCTTTATGGGATTTTTAAATTCAAGTTTATGTTTAATATCAACCATAGAATCTATATTTAAATCCTGTGGTATTTCAGTCTTACTCTCTTGTATCTGAGTGATTATATAATCTATTTTTTTACTTAATAACATCTGTTTTTCTTCTTCATCTAGAGAAACCATTTCAGTTGTTAATTTTAAACTTTTTATAAGTCCTTTTGTTTGTACGAAATCACCTAAATAAAAAATTGAATTATTATTTGCAGGGTCGGTTGTGTCATACCCCCAAACACAATCTTTTAGATCTCTAAGTTTTATAACAATTTCTATTTCCTGACCTGTTATGGCACAAAGTGGTACAGCAAGTTCGGGATTATTATAAAAATAAAATGGTATATCAACAAAATATTTAGTATCAGAAGTTGCTAAACCTAGATACCCTGCAATTTGAACTGAAGATACCCGAGTACCTGAAAATTCTATCGGTGGTTTACCAATAAGTTTCTCTAAATTATGTTGTTTTGTTTGTGTAACGTAATTATCAGAATATATAGCTAAAAAATCACTTGGTATACGTTGAATAACCTGACCACCTATGAGAATTTCTACATATTCAATCATGGCGTGACCTATAGATTCGACATATCCAATACCTTCAATATTATTCACCAAATTCTGTTGTATACTAGATAATTCAACTTTCATACTCACTGTCTTAAGAAGATCACCTTGGTTTTGTGGGATTGTACATCGAATAGTGTTCCCAAATTCTACTTCACCTTCAACGTCTAAATCAACAAAGAATGGTGCAAAGTTTGTATGTTTTTGAAAATTCTTTATGAAATAGGTATATTCGGGGTCGTCTGTAAAAAAGGCGTCCTGTGGACCAGATGTTTCTAATTGAACACGACCAGCCATTACTAGTATAACTGACTAAAATTTTAAACCCCCGAGGCCGCTGCTTATACGTAAAACGTTATAGTTTACAGCGTATACGTAAACTTTGTGCCCGAAACTCGCGTCTGGTGAATCGAGTTCAATATCTATCAAATTATGTGCTATTCTACTCATGTTAACTTGACCAGTAGGGTAATACGTTTCCGGTTTTAAAGAAAAACTATAGACACCAAAGTTATTATCCGTTACCCCTGTATAATACTTTAATGGTTGTTCGTAACTGAGCATTAAATTATCGGCGTCTATGATTACGTTATTGTTAAATTTCATAGTAACTTGTTTTATTGGTTCATATTTGTATACATCATCACTGACAGCTACAAAGAACATTTCTTTGACAGGGTTTTTAAAGTTAAGCATACCAGATTTCTTAGATTCACCCGGTTTAAATTTGAATTGAGACATTTGGAGTTGGGTTATAACATATTCTATGGGACGTGTAAGTAGGAAATTCTTTTCATCCTCTGTAATAAAAAAGAAATCTGTCACGAGAGAAACCTTTTTGATTGAGGACGAAATATCTGAAGGTGGATCGATAATATCAGTACTGGTTTTATACTGGATAGTGACGTCTTCAAGTTTTTTAAATTTTATACGTACTTCGACAAGTTGTTTTGTTAATGCACATACAGGTATAGCTAAACTTGGGTTTCTAAAGAAATAAAAGGGTAAAAATACATTATAATCCCAATCATATGAAACGGGTATATAATTATTGTGTCCCGTTAAGAAATAGAGTGTTTGATCAATATCATCTTTATTACTATGTATTTGGTCATACATGTAAATATAATCACCCGTTATTCTCTCTATGGTTTGACCACCTATAAGTAAATCTGCGTATTCTATTATTTGTGCACCTATAGATTCACGGTATCTTATATCATAACCCGAATCGGCTGTACCAGTCGGTTGTGGTAAAGTGAATTTAAGCATCATACTTCGTACAAGATCTCCTTTGTTTTTGGGTATACGACATTCTACCGATACATCGTAATCAATATCACCATCAAAAGGTGTTTCGATAGATTCAATTGAAAATTTAGTATGTCTCTTAAAATTCATCAGGAAATACGAAAACTCGGGTTCCCCGGTAAGCCATTGGTCCTGGATACCCGTGATAGCAAGGTTTAATCGACCAGCCATTCTTACTTTACGTGAGTAAAATTTTATGAAATAAAACGACACGATATTGTAGATGAATCTTCAGTTGAGAAAATTCAAACCCGAACAAATGGCAGATGATAAAGTATGTGTTTTTATAGGTAAACGTAATACGGGTAAATCAACTCTTGTTACTGATATTCTGTACCATAAAAAACATTTACCGGCGGGTATTGTTTTATCAGCAACAGAAGAAGGTAATCATTATTATCAACAGTATATACCAGATTTATTCATATACGGTGATTATGACAGAGAAGCTATTGAACGTGTACTTGAAAGACAAAGAAAGTTAGTGGGTGGTGGTAAAACAAATTGTGGGGCGTTTCTTCTTTTAGATGATTGTATGTATGATTCAAAGTTCATGAAAGACAAGTGTATTAGACAGGTTTTTATGAATGGACGTCATTGGAAGATATTTTTCATGTTAACCATGCAATATTGTATGGATCTACCACCCGCACTCAGGGCAAATATCGATTACGTATTTATTTTACGTGAAAATATAATTCAAAATAGGGAAAAATTATTTAAAAACTTTTTTGGTATTTTTCCATCTTTTGAGATGTTTAATAAAGTTATGGATTCGTGTACAGAAAATTACGAATGTTTGGTATTGGATAATACTTCTAAAAGTAATAAAATAGAAGATTGTGTCTTTTGGTATAAAGCATCACTTCGTAAAAATTTTAGAGTTGGTGCACCAGAGTACTGGCAAACACATAAAAAGATGTTTAACCCGAAACATGGTAATATGAAAGTGGGAGATCCAAATTCAGTTAAAAAGAATGCACCATTTAAAGTTACGAAAAGAAAATGATAAGATCAATTGCTAAACGAATGTACAGACAAGTTTGTACAAAAAATATTGAAATGGTATATCCAGCTTATAATGAACTTAATATGGATGTACATCGTTCTATAGGTGAACCACAGGGTAATAATGATGATGGATATCGTATATTAGTAGATGTATGTCATCATACAAAAACTGTTTATATAGATAACGATATGTGTGATTATGATAAATTAAATGATTTACCCAGGATTATAAAAACATTTGGATGTTTATACCCAAATTACACTCTTCAGGACAATGATGCGTAATCATTTAAAACCAAAAAACTATGTACATATAAATGGCGACGGAGATTAGAACGATGAATCTTTCAGATAATGGTGATGGTATGGTTTCCCTAAATGACAATCAAGGGACATCTTTCGTGCCGAATATCCCCCCCGAAAAAAATGTGAGTGAAAATAAACAGACAATGGACTCTACTTCAATTTCAGATATTATGGGTCAAGCCGAAGAACCACTCGAACCACCAATGATGAGTGCCGATCCAAGAATGACACAAATGCATATGCAAGCTCCGATGATGATGGCGCAACAACAACAACAACCAGTAGCACAACAAACGATTGAAAAACAATCCGAATCTAAAAATCCATTCAACCTTACTGATGACCAGTTTCAAGCACTCATTGTAGCTGTGTGTGCTGCGGCGGCAATTAGTAAGCCAGTTCAAGAAAAACTTGCGAACTTTGTCCCATCGTTTTTGAACGACCAAGGACATCGAAGTGCAATCGGCTTAGCGTCGACCGGTATGGTTGCAGCAGTAGCCTTTTACATTGTGAGAAAATACGCTTAAATAGCATTATAATGTTTATACATTTTCTTTCCTAAAACAAAATAGGAAATGAGAAATCCGAACAGTAAACCAACTGCGCGAAGTCCTAGAACAGTACCAGTACTCTTCGTAGTTTTACCATAATCTCTGAAATCTTTTTCAAATCTTTTGTT